GATGCTGTCCGCCCTCTGTCTCGCACTCGCGTTTGGTCAGGCCCGGGCTTCGTCGGTACCGGATGCTCCGGCGGACGCACCGGTCGCGATGCAGGAGGGCGTCACGGGTGGCGTGACCGTCCCGGAAGTGGTGTCGGTGCGGGACCGGCGGGGATGGACGTTTTCCGTCGGGGAAAGCGAACACCACGGCATCACCGTGACGGCACCGGATGGACGGGTATCCGATTGGGGCGAGTGGGGAGGCAATCCGGGACAGTTCCGCTATCCGTCGGCGCTTGCGATCGACGCCGATGGCACCATCCTGGTGGCTGAGATCGGGAATGGCCGGGTGCAACGCCTCGCACCGGATGGGCGCCCTCTCGCGATGTGGGGACGGTCCGGAACCGGGCCGGGCGACCTCCTGGGACCGCAAACCCTGACCATCGACCGTGACGGGAACGTGTACGTCGGAGACCGCTTCTCCGAACGGATCCAGAAGTTCGCGTCCGACGGCACCTTCCTTGCGTCGTGGGGTTCGTCCTTGGACGGCATCGGGGCGACAAGCCTCGCGCTTGATGCCGGGGAACAGTTCCTTCTGGTCACCACGTACGAAGGGGACCCTCGGGCCAACAAGACCCGGATCTTGCCCCTCTCCGAGATGGTCCCGGCATCGGCCATGCCACCCGCGGACCCGATGCCGTCGCTGTTGCCTCGCGGCCAAACGTTCTTCCGGCCTGATCAGGTCCCGGCGGTCCCAGGGGTGTTCCAGGACCGGGTCAACCGGCAGATCAAGGCCTGGGACATGGTGACCGTGGACTGGGCGACGGTCCCGGGAAGATCGGGGCCCGAAGACCTGCTGGTCTTGGTGACGGACTACCGCGATCCCCTCTCGCGTGGAAACTACGGGTACGCCTACTTCAGTGCGTGGGACCGGTCTTCACCGGAACCTCTCTGGAAAGTCTCAGCTGCCGGCGGACTGCAGGCGACCGACCAACCTGGCACGTTTGCCGTCACGTCGAGAACCAATGTCAATGAGTGCAACGCGTGCGAACGGCTGCATCAGGTCACGTTCCTGCGATGGGATGGCGAAGCCGTCACCGTGATCGGCGCCACGATCATTCCCACCAAATGACCGGCAGGGTCCGGCAGAAGACCGTCACCTTTCGGGCAGGCACGCGCAGTACTCCGGCATGACCGGCCCGTGCGGATGCACGCGACCGGCAGGGAGGATGCCGGATGCCGATCCCCGCCAGTTCACCCGCACAGTTCCTGCCAACAACACCGGAGCCCCGGCCAGACGGGAACCCATCGGAACCAATTGACCGCGTTCCCTTCAGCAACGCCGGGTTGGCGCACGTCTGGGTGCGGGCGCGCGATACCGTGCCGACCCGGGTGCTGGAAGTGGCAGAGGATGACACCGCGTGGCGGCGTGCGGGATCACCCCTGCAGGCCGAGACCCCCCGTGAACCGTCGCCCTCGATCACCCGCCAACTCCTGCTGGATGCCTATGAGGCGTACTGCACGAACCCGCTGGCCTATGCGGTCATTGAACAAGGCACGAACTTCGTGCTGGGCGGTGGGGTCCGCGCCACCGCTGCCGACGCGCGGGTGCAACGGGCGATCGACCGCTTCTGGCACGACCCGGAGAATCGCCTGGACTTGCGGGTCTACGCGATCCAGACCGAACTCTCGCTGTTTGGCGAACAGTTCCTGCGCGCGTTCACCGACCCGGCCACCGGACGCGTGGTGATCCGCCAACTCGATCCGTTGGCCATCGAGGCGATCGAGACCGATCCGGACGATATCGAACGGCCACGACGGTACCTCTACCGTCCGCCGAATGAGCGAAGCGTCCATTCATCAGGTGGTGCGGGGAGCGAAGCGAGGGGAGATGGTGCAAACACCCTTGATGGGGAGTGGATCCCGGCAGCAGAGGTGGACCACTTCGCCATCAACCGCGTGAGCAATGCCCGGCGGGGCCGCTCCGACCTGGCGCCGATCCTGCCTTGGCTGATCCGCTACAAGGAATGGCTCCTGGACCGCGTGAGGATCAACCGCAGCAAGGGGGCATTCCTCTATGACGTGACCGTCACCGGCGGGCGCCGCGACGACCTGGAACGCCTGCGCCGGGAGTACGAGGCGTATCCACCGGAGCCGGGGAGCATCCTCTTCCACAATGAGGTGGAGTCGTGGCGGGCGGTGCAGCCGAACATCGGTGCGGATGACGTCCGCGACGACGGGCGAGCCCTGCGACTGATGATCGCGACGGGTGCGGGGGTGCCCGAGCATTACCTCTCCGAGGGCGGGAACGCGAACCGCGCGACGGCGTCGGAGATGGGACTGCCGGCAATCAAGCGGTTCCAGAGGCGCCAGGAGTACCTGCGCGGTCTCCTGACCCGGGTGGTCCGGCGCGCCCTCGATGCGCAAGTGGCAGCCGGCAGGCTTTCGGCGCGGGCCGACCGGCGCTTCACGGTGACCTTTGACGAACTGGTTGCCGATTCGCGCGATGTGCGGGTGGCGTGGCTCTCGCAGGCAACCGATGCGTTGGCAACGGCGACCGACCGCGGGTGGGTATCTGGCACCGAGGCACGCCGCTTGTGGTGGCGCCTTGCGGGCGATGCCGACGCGGTGGACGGTGGCGACGGCGCCCGGACCGACGGCGGTGGCCGATGACGGCGTACCGGGTGGTGATCTTGCGCGAAGGCCTGGCCCTGAGTGGGAGGCACTACACACGCGAGGCAGTGCAGGATGTGGCGCGACGGGCTTCGGGGTTGCGGTGCTTTGCCGACCATCCGACCGCGGTTGGTGACCGCCTGCAACCGGCGCGGACGATACGTGATCTGGTGGGGTACTTCGCCGATCCGGCGCTGCGCGAGGTGCCGGGCCCGGACGGGATCTCCCGGCTTGAAGCGGTGGCGACCCTGCACCTGACTCCCGGCATGCCGTGGGTGACTGGTCTGGCCGAGGCGGCAACATCCCTCGGCGGCACCACACCGGTCGGGTTGTCGATCGACGCCATGGCGCGGGTCCGGCCCGGCACGACGATCGTTGATGCGGTCCCGGTGGTGCGGAGTTGCGACGTGGTGACCCGCGCAAGCGCCGGCGGACGGTTCCTGCACCGCATCGGGTCGGACCGGGCAATCACGGGGACCGGGACGGGCAGAGGCACCGGGGGGCGCGGGCCGCCCTGATGCAGCGAGATCTGGAACCCGCCATGCGCGGGACCACTGGGCACAACGGGGTGTCCAGTGGCTCCGGACCCATCTCCATTGCGTGGCCCTTGCAGCACACGCTTTGCTCGCTTTCCGAGGAGATTTGCATGAACGATGAATCCGTTTTGGTGGGCACAACGCTGGACATGCCGCTGGTGCCCGTCCGCGAGGATGGCGGCACGGTCCATCCGGCTGTCGGGCACGACGACGGTCCGGCCGTTCCAGTCCAGATGACCACCGTTGCCGAGGTGGCGCCGAAGCCCCAGACGTCGGCACACCTCCAGATCGAGTGCGCCCACATCCTGATCGAGAGGCTTGCCGAACGCGCCCTGCCCGCGCCGGTAACCCGGAAGGTGCGGGCGCAGTGGGATCCGATGGCGCCAGCCGGCACCGGAAACAGTGCGGTGACGTGGCCCGATGCGGCGACCTATGCCCGCGCACTTGAGGCTGCCCTCGACGCCGAGGTGGAGGCACTTGACGCCCTGCGCGGGATGACCGATGGCGCCGCCATCAGCGGGATGGCACCTACGTCACGGACTTCGGGTGACGGATTGGTGCGCGGTCACGGTGCCGCGCGGGTGGAGGTGGGGCAGACCGGGATGGCCCGGGGACGGGCGGCGATCCAGGTGGCGATGGACCGACTGTTCGGGGTGCGCGAACATGCGGACGATCCGGACGTCGCGGCGGTCCGGTCGGCGGGGGTGCGTCCGCCGCGTTGGCTTGGCCTGCGCGAGGCATACGTGCAGGTGACGGGTGACGCCGGGGTTACTGGGACGATCCACCCGGGCCTCTCGATTGCCCGCGAGGCGAACGAGGTCACCACCGGCATCCTGAACCAGGCCCTGCTGAACAGCATGACCAAGCGACTGGTCCAGGACTATGACGGACAGCCGCAGGACTGGCGCAAGTTCGTCTCCATCAGGGCGCTACGCGACTTCAAGACGCAGGACCGCATCCGGCTGCACGACTTCGGCACGCTTTCGACGGTGGCCGAAGGTGGCGCATACACCAATCTGGCGTGGGACGACACCCGCGAGACGTACGCGCCGGTGAAGAAGGGGAACCTGGTGGTGGTGACCCGCGAGGCGATCCTGAACGACGACCTCGACGCCATTCGCAAGATCCCGTCGAAACTGGCAATCGCGGCGGGCATCACGATCAACGAGTTCGTCTATGGGCTGTTCACGGGGAACCCGACGATGGCCGACGCGACCAAGATCTTTGACGACGGTACGCAGACGGCACACGGCAACCGCCTGACCAGCGCGCTTTCGGCGACGGCCTTGCAGTCGGCGATGACCCTGATGATGAAGCAGACGAACACCGCGGGGAAGCGCCTGAACCTGCGTCCGGCCTACCTGCTCGTACCGCCGGACCTGCTGTTTACGTCGATGACGTTGGTGAGCAGCACGCTGGTGCCGGGGTCGATGAACAACGACGCGAATGTGCTGAAGGGGGCCGTGGAGCCGCTTTCGGTGGCGCAGTTCACCGACGTGACGGACTGGTACGTGATTGCCGACCCGCGCCAGATCGAGACCCTGGAGATCGGGTTCGTGGGTGGTCGCGAGACCCCCGACCTGCTGATGCAGGATGCGCCGCTGGAGGGCCAGGTCTTCACGAACGACCAGATCAGCTTCAAGGTGCGTTGGGAGTTCGGCGGTGGCTGGCTGGACTACCGTGGCGCGGTGTGGTCGCAGGTGGCGGGGTAAGGGGAGAGGCCCTGACCCACCAATCGAGGGGACGGGCCTGACCCCCCGGCCCCCGGTCCGCGTCGGGACGGGGGTTGTGGGGTCAGGCCCAGTTTCCCAGCACTCAGGAAAGGACCAACCACCCATGTCCACGCTAACCACATTCCGGGCAGCATTGCGGCTTGACCTGAATGATCCGGTTGGGACGTCAGCGCGGTGGACAGATGCCGACCTGGACCGGGCGATAAGCCGCGCAGTTTCCGCCTATGCCGAAGTCCTGCCACGCGTGCAGTCGGTCGTTCTGACCACCACAGCCGGTAGCCGCATCGTGCCCGTCACTTCACTTGGCACCATCACCACAATCCTTTCCGTCGAGTGGCCGGTCCCGCTCGCGGGCGTCACTGGCGAGGCACCGCGTCCGCCGTGGCGTCACGACGAGGAGGCCGGTTCGGTAACCCTCGTCGGACCGGGAGTGCCCGCCGGCGAACCAGTGCGGATCCGGTGGTCGGGCCCGCATGTCGTCGATGGGTCGGGAAGCACGATTCCCGAGGGTGACGAGGCGCTGGTCATCCTTGGCGCAGCAGGCCACGCGTGCATGGCATTCGG